CCCTTTAAAGGAGGCAATCTTCTTTTTGACATCAAACCTTTTTTGCCAATATATAACTTACTATTTTTTGTGTTAGTTATTATATAAACAAAACCAAGATTGTCATCTATCATCTCACTTGTAAATGGTTTACCGCCATAATACCAAGTCATTTAAGTCCAACTTGAGTCCAATCATATTCGTTAAAACCTTGATCTCTGGGTAAAGATACGGCGTGAGCTTTAACCGTACCCTTACTATTAACATCATTAATAAGAACTCTACCACTATCAGCAAATCCCATGAGTAACATATCATATGGAATACCAACACGTTCTAGTTCTGCAATCGTTCTAGTTCGTTCACTTTCTCTGCGGCCTGTGATGATTATAATTCTACAACCATCTACTTCCCATTGCCGCATTCGTTCAACTGTGCCGGGCAATGCAACATGGTCTGTCTTACCACGTTCACTTAATGGTCTGTCATGTAAGTAGTTTAATAGAGTGCCGTCAATATCACATATTATTGTTTTCATATTTTTTACTTTCAATGTCTGTTTACCTGATAAATATTTGGGAACAGGAGGCCCATCCAGCTTAATTTTGTACCATTGTTTCAGACGAGTTATTATTGTTTTCATATTATATAGGGTATGTTATTAAGCATTTAAAAGTTTTATGTTAGTTACTACAACTATTCTAAGTTCATCTGTTTCTTTTTGAACAGGAACTTCGTGTTGTAATGTTGCTGGAAATATTATCATATCATCTTCAACAGCTGGATAGTCATAATCACCATACAAATATGAATTTGATAAATTTGATCTATCTGCAATATCATACTGTTCGTTCATTATTTCTCTACCAAATAAACCAGTAGGACTACTATTTACGAACCGTAAAGAACTATGTATTTTTGGATTATAATTGATATAATGTGTGCAAGAAAAATCATACTCTGGATGAGTATGAGCTTTCATGTATTGACCTGTTTTAATTGCTGTGTAGTTAACAATGTTCCAGTGGAAATTAAAAGGTTTATTACCAATAAAACCCCTATTCCAACCATCATCATGAAAGAACATATCAAAAGTTTTTTGATATACTTCTTTTAGTTTATTATAGTTTATATCTATGAACTTTTCGTTTTCCCAATCACCATAGGGATGGTGGAGATTACTAGAGCCCCACTCATTCCTATTACCATCTATCTCATAATTTTGTTTTATGTCGCTGACTATTTTTTGTTTATCATAAGAATCAGGGTTAATCCTAAAATTATAGACAGGAAAACCAAATAATGTTCCACTCAACTATTCATCCTCTTCATCATAACCTTCTAGCTCTACTTCATCTTGCAATTCTTCTTGTGTTAGAATGTTACCACAAAAAGTGCAATATTCCATAACATAATACATATCATTCATGTTATGGAATATTTTATATTCTGCTTCACATTCTTCACATACTATAAGTTTCATAAATTAAATCTCACAACCACCAGCAACACAAGCTAATTCTTGAGAGCCGATAGTCATGTCTGTTAATTCGTAATCTGAAAGTTTAGACCAATCAATTTCTTTTGGCATATTATTTAATAACAAATCAAACTCCTCTTTTTCAATGTCTTGGTAGGGTGCTTGTTTATATGTATGTTCGCTGAATGGAAGGAAGCTGACACCACTCATCATATCAAAGTTGTCATATACCCACGCACCAACAGCTAACCACTCTTCCTCTTTAACAGAGATGGTTACAGAGGGTTTATGTTCACACCAATGTTCTTGGTATATTTTCCACAACTTCAATTGATCAATAGCACTCATGTCTGTACGAAAAACTGCATCCTTATGAACACTCATAGGAAAAGAGAATACTGCTGTGTGACTAGGATTCATAACATCATCTTCTACAGGGAAACCCATATCAGTCATCATCTTAGTAAGTGGGTCTTTCTTATCTCCACGTACTGTACGAACATAAAAAGGATTGTGTCTTGCATGAATACCAGAAGCTGCATCAACTAACTGACTTACTGTACCAGATGGTTTAACACAGGTAACTGCAACAGATTGATTGATACCAATTTTCTTTGCAAACTCTTCATTAGTCCTAACTGCTTCGTTTCGTAAGTCTTGTAATATTGCTGGTAATGCATGATCCAATCCCTTACCGTTAAGTAATTTATTGTCCATGATACCAGTAAGAGAGACTCCTAAAAGTCTTTCTTCTTCACAATTATTTCTCCATACAGAAGATACATATTTGAAGTTAACAAGCGTAGCCTGTATTGTACCAAGAATTGTAGCAAGTCTAACTTTTTCTAAAAGAGTTTCGCGTGTATCAGTAGGACGAACTACAACCTCAGATAGATTGCAGAACTCTCTACTACGCAAAATGATTTCTGAACAGGGGTTTGTACCAAAGTCATGTTCTGCATTTCTGCGGCCGTTCTTTGCAGCTTGTTTCATTGCACTTTCACGATTGAAAATACCACGTTCTCCAGACTTAGAATCATAAAGAGACTTCCACTCATCCATGAATGTACCAATATCTGGTTTTTCTGTGTAACAAGCACTGTTGTTTGCCAATGCACGTTGTGGTTCTGTATTCCACCACTGTCCTGTCTTAGCCTGTCTCATACGGTCATCAGAGAGGTTAGAAAGACTTATGAGCGCGCTTCTTCTTACACCCCCTACAACTACTACCTCTGCAATCTTACAAACAATATCATGACATTCCACAGATGATAATTTACGTCCCTTTGCATTTTTAAATATATTTACTGCAAAATTGAATAGAGCTTCTAATGGTTCTGGGCCAGATGCTCTACCACCAAAGGTTTTAAGGGGAGCGCCTGCTGGACGTATCTTAGATAAGTTCCAACGAGGTATCTGTCCAATATACAACATACCAATCAATTCTTTAAGACCCTTTGCCCAACCAAGCTTAGAATCAGAAATCGTGATAGTAGTCTCTGTATCATGAAAATCATCTGCAACGTGAGGTAGTTGTGCTACGTGCTGACGTTCTACACTAAATCCTACACCAGTACCATTCATTAGAATGTAAAGGATTTCATCAAACGCATGAACACGATTGACTGCAACGTAAGAACAATTATACCCTGCAATGTTTTCACGTTTAAGAGCTTCACCAGCAGTCATAAGACAACGCATCGATGGCATCACTCGTAAATCAAGAACAGCATCTTCTAGTTCTTTTCGTAATTCAGAATCTAATTTAAAATTATGTGTTTCAGTTAAATGTTCAGTGAAGAAATCAAAATACCTTGCAACTGTTTCATCCCATGTTTCTCTACGTTCTTTTTCTGGCAACCATCTTGAGTATCGTGATAGGTGTATAAACTCTTGGTATGATGTTGGTAGTTGATTACTAGGCATTTATCTTTCTCCATTCTGCAAACCTCAACTTAGCACCAGCGCCAGAAAAGGTATTATTTCTTATGATTTCTTCTAATTCTTCTTTTGACATTCCTGACAGTATCATGTCATTAATATCTTTCTCTTTAATTATTTCTGGCCATAGAACTATACTACAACCTTTATTAATAGTCTTTTCTATTTGTTTATTAATTTCTTTGTTTCTAGGTTCATTATCAAATATAACTGTGAAGTTTCCTTCAAGTCTATCAAAATCAGAACCACCAACTGCAAGACAATTATCTATAAACAAACTATCCAATGGGCCTTCGCATACATAGAAGTGTTTGGATTTATCTACTTTATCCAACCCAAATATTTTATCACGTTCTTTTAATTTGATGGTGATATACTTAGGTGTTTCAATTCCAAACGCTCTTCCCTGATATGCAAATATTTCTCCTTCCTCATTACGAAACGGTATCATCAATCTTGGATGATCACCACCCAAAGAAGGAAATTTATTCGGTATTAATGTATTGGTAAATTTAAAGAATGATTCGCACAAGTAGATATCTTTGAGCGATTCTTTTGGTAGACTTCTTCGTTCAACAATTTTCCTAGCTGGATGATCTGAATTAAGCTCTGCAATGGACTTGAGAGGCTTGAAGATATCTTTTTTGCGAAAAACTGGTGCATTAAATTTAAACTCTGGTTTTGGAGTGATCGTACCTTTAGTACCACCACTACCTGTTTTATATCGTTCCATTATATAGTCTTTGTAAGTTTTAGAGTCTAGATACTCTATCAACTTACCTAAAGTAGTACCAACATCACAATTATGGCACTTGAAAAATAAATCATTTTTCTTTTGATAAACAAATCCTCTGGCTTTTGTTTTATTTTTTTGAGAATCTCCACAATAAGGACATCTAAAATTCCAAAGGGTGTTACCTTTCTTTTTGAATTTTTGAAGTTGTGGAGAAATAATATTAAGATATTTTATGTCAATGTATGAACTCATTAACAGATATTACATCATTTGAGGAGTTTTGTCAACCCCCTATTATCATATATTTTTGTATAACAAATCCTGCAATAATTGAACCACCTATGATGATCCATCTCCAGCGTTCTAGAACTCCTACTCTACTACTTAGCTCATCTCTTATTTTTTGTATTTCTTTATTTTGTTCTAAATGTTGTAATGCTGCAGCACCCATTATCTCTTTAGTGTTTGTAGTGATACGAGAATGTAGTTCATCAATCTTTGAAGATAGTTCAGTTCTACGTTCCTCTATTTTTTGTTCTGCTTCAAATATTGCATCTTCTTGTCTTCCAATCTTTTCTTCGTGTACGGAAAGCATACGATGGATTGAGTTGGAAACATCAGTTAATTTCTCAATTGCAACGTCCAAACGATCATGTATTTTTGCTTGGTCATGCAATTCTTTTTTGAGAAGCATTACTTCTGTTTCCAACTCAGCCATTAATTAATTACCACTTCTCATAACAGACCAGATACCCCAAGCAAGGGCGCCCCAAAGAATAACTTTGGTTAATGGTATGGCAAAGAATAATACTGCTACAACGGCTGCAACAACTATGACTCCTTGATGAGTAGAAGCTTCACCTATTCTATCTGAAATAAAACTACTTATCATATTAATCTCCTTTTTCTAATTTTATGACTCTGGCTTCAAGTTCGTTAATCTTTTGATTAACATGGGGATATTTTTTCTTCCAATTCTCTTCATCTGTAAGAACCTTCAATCCCAACTTTTTAGAAGCCCATGTCGAAACATCATTAACCTTTTTGTAGAACCACACACCAGCTTTAGTTTGTGCAAACCAACTATTTGTTGCACCTCCTAATATGCTGCTTGTAATACTACTAATTAAAAATATCCACATTATATGTAAGATCAATCTAAATTGGATTTGTTGCAGTTTTCACAACTACAACTTTTGCAAACTTCAATCATACCCTCTGGGCCTTTATTATAAGGATATCTACGAAATTCTTTGCGTAACGGAACACCACAATGTGATTCGTGGCCACAATTAATACAGTTATTCATTTGAATCATCCTCTCTAGGAATAATAGACCATCTACCAAATAGATGAACAGCATAGTAAGCCGCATAAATTTTCCAAGATGAAACTTTAGGATTGGAATCTTTCATTGCCATCAAGAAAACATTATCTGCTGCTTTTTTTGCTTGTGATACTATTCTTGGGTTTTCTGTGCTTTTTTTAGGGTTGAGTAAATTTTTCTTACGATATTGACGAATCCTAAGATATAAAAGATCATGGATAATTGCAGCCCTTGCAATATCCCAAGGTGCTATTAAGTTCCATAGAATTTTTGGTGTAGATGCAAGATCAGTTTTAAATCCTTTATGGCAAGTAATCCTATTACCAGCTGCTTTTACCCCTATATCCATGAGAGCCATAATATTTATTTTATCATTTTGATATGACAAAGCTCTAGATAAAACCCACTGTTTAGGTGGATTAAATTCAGCTTCTATTTTATTGTTGAAAGTTCCCATACGATTTCCTTTATAACTTTTCTTCAAGTTCCGTAATCATATTAGATTTAGTCTGTCTACGATCAAGTTCTATACCACGATCAAGAGCCCAATCGTCAAGTTTTTTCTTAGACATTTTCTTAAAGTCTGGCAGTTCTTCTTCTTCCTTATCTTCATAAGAATATTCTTCAACATTATCAGCAACAGTAACAGTTGAATCAAGTTTTATGTTTGAAGTAGGAATAGGCAAATCCCCCATATAATTTTTAAAAAGAATATTGCTATCATTATCTTCACCCATATCAGCAACTATATATTCTCCACTCTCTACACCAGCAACAATTATTCCATCTGCAACTGTTGCAACAATAGACTTTCTATCAGCGTGTGTATTTTTAATTACAACATCAGATGCTGAAGCCAATTCAATTAAATAGTCATTTGTAAATTTTGCGTCACTATTCCATTCTTGAATAATTGACCATCTTAAATCTGCATAATTCATTTTCATTTTTCCTCTTCAACTTTTGGTTTTATAGCGTTTTCGTAATAAACAATAATTGATTTCTGTTGTTCTATATACCTTTTAATCTCTGCCATATTCAATGCAAGTGTTTCATAATCCTTTACACTAATAACATATGCAACTAAAGGATCACCATTTTCAGCTTGAAACTTTTCCTTAAACTCCTTAAAGTTTTCTTCTGTAACTACCCACCACTTCATATTAGTATTCAATTGAATCTGCTGTGGTCTATTCTGTGGCGGTATTTGCCGTTCTACCTGTACAGTTTTAACTTCAATAGTCTTTAACGGATTCCAAGAACTACAACTACTTAATATCAGGGATACTAGTAGTAGACTCGAAACTTTCCAATAATCTTTTACTTGCATTGTTTATCTTCTTTTCCCAAACTGCTGGTTCTTCTGCACTTACTTTAGCTAAGTTAATCTTACGTAGTTTAGTTAACAGATTATTCTTATATTTAGTTGCCTGTACTAACTTAACATTCAGTTCACTATTTAGTAGTTGAAACTTCTTTGCATCTGCAATAAGAGTATCAATAGTATTCTTTTGTGTTTTTGCAGCCATCTCTAGTTTTGCACTATTCTCTGTGAGAGTAGCAATACGTGCTTGTGTGTCTTTGTAGTAATAGAAACCACCATAGACAACACCACCTACAAGACCAAGAACTACTATTAGTATATAAACTTTTAACATTTTATATTCCTAGGCATCATTAGTAGCATCTGTAGTAAAGAATATTTTCATACCATGTAATCTTGCGTCACCAGCCATGGCGTCACCTGATACATCTCTACCAACTCTAAAATAACATAAATCGTTATCTGCTACAGTACCAGCAATTGTAACTGCTCCACTTTCAGCAGACACATATAATTCTTCAACAGCACCTTGTGCATTATCCGTAACTACCACTGCTGTTCCATATGCTATATCAATAGTTTCGTTATCATTCATAGCAACGCCTTGTAATTGCCAATCACAATCGGTTGTTGCTGCTATACCAGACCAAAAAACTTGAAAGGTAATTGTTCCTAAGTTATATGATTTAGGAAATGCAATAGAGAATTGAGCAAACTCATCAGCATCTTTATCAAAGTCTAACACAACCATATCTGGTCTACCGCTTGTTGTTTCAACTGTTGTTAAATCAGAACATGGGTTTGATGTAGTAGGTTGCATAGCTGCAGCTGGAACCCATATAGATTCTTTACCAGCAGTTTTTATGACTGCACTAGCTACAGTTGCACCAGCAACATCAAGGTCTACCGTACCATCGGCCGCAATTGCAATCGCACCAGCAGTTGTTGCCGTACCAATAGTACAATTATCTTTAAGTAAAATGTCATCTTTGAATGTTACTATACCAGCAGAGGATATTTGCATTGCATCTGTTGCACTTGCAGAACCAACATCTCCATCATCTGCAACAACTAGATTACCTTTTAGAGTTGCAGCTGTAAATGTTCCAGCTGTAATAGAAATATTACCTGTTGCATCATTTGTAGCAGTAGTCGTTCCTACTGTAAATTCGTCTGCACTTTCATCAAACATAAAGATAGCATTATTACCAGTAGAACCACGTTCCATGATAATACCCATATCATTTGCATTAGAAGTAGCACCAGTGTTCAGTTCTATTAATGTGTCTGAAACCTTCACGTTTGTAGTACTTACTGTAGTTGTTGTACCATTAACAGTAAAGTCTCCTGTCACAACTAAATTCTGTGAAAGTGTCACATCTCCATCAGATGCTATTGCGATTGCATCTGTATCAGAAGTATGTCCTATATTTGCACCATTGATGACTATATTATCAACTGTAAGAGTAGTTAGTGTACCTAGTGAAGTAATATTTGTTTGTGCAGCCGTTGCTAATGTGCCAGCAATAGTACCACCAGAAACATTTATACCAGCACTAAAGACAGGTATTTGATTCATAGTGACAACACCATCTGATGCGATAGCAATAGAATCTGCATCAGAAGTATGTCCTATATTTGCACCATTTATAGCAATATTATCAACAGTTAATGCTGTTAGTGTACCAACACTCGTAATATTTGTTTGTGCAGCCGTTGTTAATGTAACATCAGCAACATAGGTTTTGATTCGTGATGCAGCTGTTTTTCTGTTAGTACCACCACCAGCATCATCAACAACGAATAGGTCTGCATCAGCAAGTCCAGCACCAATATCTGTACCACCATCAATATCTAATTTACTTATTGCTAAAGTACTAATAGAAGCTTCAGCACCAATAAACTTACTATCTGAAGCTCTAAATTGAAGAAACTCTCCATCACTTACGCCATCTGCAAGGTCAGCTGCATCAACAATACTACCAATACCACCACCCCCACTACTTGCGAAACCTACCTTAGTAAGATGCTCATTAATTTTTACCTTAAAATCGGCAAGTTCTTTATTTAATGCTGGTTCATCTTTGAAAGGTTCTGGGTAATCTTTTGCTACTGGAAGAAACTCTCTAGGAAGATATGTATCAACTGCTTGTTCACGAACAGACTCCATATCTTTTACTTTTGGTTTAAAAGCATTTGAAAGAGATTCTGTGACAAACTTATTTCTTTTTTCTGTGTTTTGTTCTTTTATAACTCTTTGGTGTTCATCTTCTACTGCTCTTTGTATTCTTGCATCTTCAGCAATTCCTGCAAGTTCTGCTTCGTGTTCTTTTTGTTTTCTTTCTGCAACCTGTCTGTCTTCTGCACGTTTAAATGAACCAAAGGTTACTGCTTTCTTTTTGGCTCTCTGTTCTGGTTTTTCTGATTTGGTGACAAGTTCAGTTATTTTTTTCATGAGATACTTCTATGAAAAATACATATTCAGTTCAAATCTTTTATTATCCAGATTGGCAACTTGAATATGAGCAGATTGTTTC